GCTTTCTCCAGCAATGGCAGTGATCTTATTAGAAGACACACCACCATATATACTGCCTGAACACAACCCATTAAAGATATAACTTCCTGTATCAACGAATTGTTCGACTTCATCAATTTCTGAAGCCAGTTTCGTATATTCATCTCCAATCTCTTTTACAATATCGCTTAAGAAGTCCATGTTTAATCATCTATACTAGTAAATTTTTTCCAATAAGGAGTAGATCCACTCACTATGTGAATCATTCTTGATAGAGTTTGAACCTCTTCAAGAGAAAATAAAATCATCGGAGGTTTAATGGAACAATACCATACTTTGTACATTATCCAAAGAAAGAATCTAGGTTTACTGTTTTTTCTACACTCCAACCAATAGCATCAAGAATAACCTTTAAAGGATCCAAGAAAGCTTTATTGAATTGTAAGTCATAATCAATATACTTGTCAAGACCAAGTTCATGTGGGAAATCAGAAATAAATGAGATAACATTCTCACGGATAATATTCGGTTTCTTCAAATAACAAAATTTAATTTTCTCACCGTTATTGATGAATGAATATTTATTGGTCAACTTATTCTCTTTAATATAATGATTAAAGAGAAGGGCACCACGACAATGAATAGGAGTTCCTTTTGAATAAATGGTTGAATGTGCCTTATACTTCTGAACATCAGAAACAGATCTAGGAAAAGAAATATCTTCAATAGGAAGTTTCTTAAAGTCACTTCTACATTGATCAATATAATCAATCACCTCATCTTCTGTTCCACTCATCATTAATTTAAGAGCATCCTTAATCATACTTCTACAAGGAGCCGGAGTTGATGATTTGACTGCCTCAATACCCATAATCTTAAGTTTAGGATCTTCATACCTAACTCCCTCACTATCCCACACATTCAGGATGTATCTCTTCTTGGCAGTCCAAATACCACGATCTGCAATGTTCTCTCTCTTCATTTGCATCTTCTGATCGTATGCATTCACATACGTCGCAAGATCTTGATAAGAGGATTCGATGAAAGGTTCCAATTTCTCTTGACAGACCTTGTCAATGATCGAAACAACTTTACTCGTATCACTAACCTTATCACCAAGAAATTTATCAACAATAGGTCCAAAGTTAATATAGATTGAATCGGTGTCAGATGCAATGACATAATCCACATCTTCTGTAGAGAGTAGTTTATTTAGGTATCCATTCATATGATTTTCAATCCAACGAATAGATGTCTGGCCAGACATAGTAATCGCTTCTGCATTGGCAAGTTTAAAATACCTGAAGTATGCATTACCAATTGCACCGTAGGCAGAGTTCAAACAAATCTTTCTCACCATCTGAAAATTATTAAACTTGGCAATATCTTTGATTGTTTGTGTTCTCTGTCTACGAAGAACTGGATCTTTATTAATCTTAAGTTTGGACTCAATATCAACTAATTTCTGTTTAGACTTCAACATCTCATTCTTGAATGCCTTACGTTCCTCATACATCTTCTCCATCAGTTCAGGTAGAAAACCCTTCACATCCTTACGATACATTGCACCATTGGCACAAACCGCATAGTCACTATACGAATCAAACTCAATCTTCTCCTCAAGAATCTTTTGAATGGTGACTGATGGATGTTTCTCCTCCTGAAGAGTTTCAGGTGAGATATTGTATTGCATAATTAAATGCGGATAAAGCGAATTCAAATCAAAACTTACAACCCAATCATAAACACCAGGCTTGGGTTCCTTCACATAGGCACCAGCAAACTTATCACTCTTATCGGTCTGTGTCTTAGGAGGAATAACAATATTCCTCTTCTTCAAATAGTTATAGATGATAGAATCCCAAAGACGAACTTGAAACATTGGATCACCAAAATTCACCTTACCATCATATGCCATGGTAATAACAAGTTCAATCAGTTTCATCTTGTCTTCCATACGGTCAACAAGTTCTACGTCAACGATATTGTAATCAACGAACTTTTTCCAGTTACCTGTATAGAAATCTTTAAAGGTATCAAACTCACTATGATCCAGTTTCTTCTGTCCCAGTTCAACTTCTGCAATGAAATCCAGTCGATATGACTCACGATTCACATAGGTAAACTTCTTATACAATTCCAGATAGTCCAGGTCTGTGATACCACCAATATCATAGATATAAAACATACGACCATTGATCCAGGTCTCCTTCTTAGTCGCGAGACCCCATGGAGACAAGTTCCTAAGGGCTCTTTCACCCAGAACCCTATCAACCCTTCCACAAATATATGGGATGTCATACAGACGGGTATTCCAACCAGTCACAACATCAGGATAATCTGCCATCCACCAATCGATGAATGCAAGGAGCATGTCCCTCTCTTCAGAATAATAATGATAGACAACATTATCTTGACTAGGAGTATATGGTTTTCTACCCCAGGTTGTAATTTTCTTGGTTGCATAATCCTGAATAGAGATTGTCAACATCTCCTCAGAACAATGTTCAGGGTCAGGGAATCCTTCTTCTGATGCAACCTCAATATCAATAGTCACAAGTTTCATCTTCTTGATGTCAAACTTGATCTCATTCTGAGGATATTTGTCAGAGATATATTGGTAAATATACCTCTCATTTCCATAGATCTTGAAGTTCTCAATCTCCTCGTACTTCTTAAAAAAGTCTCTACAATCTCTTACTGTTCCAGGTTGAATAGGTTCTACACATTCACCTTCCAGTGTTTTATATTTTGTCTCTACCTTAGATTTAACATACAGAGTTGGACGATAATTGTCATCACGATATTGGACTCTCTTACCATTTTCATAACCACGAACAAGGAACTGATTTCCAATCATCTGTATGTTTGTGTAGAAATTCATTCCTTGAGTAGTTCTTCATACATCCCTTTTAGTTTACCGTTAGGTTCCATGATTGTCAATATCTTTTCAGAGTGAATCATAAACTCATTCTGATTTGTGAGGTCCACAAACCATGGAGACAATGTCATTGTACTAGAATTAAGAATAAAAGGTTCTATCAGTTTACAGTCTGGTTCACCCAGGTCTGCTGAGACCTCTTCAATCTGAGTCAGAACTAGTCTCTGATCCATTAACGACAGTAATTTGAGATTCTCTATCTTCATTTTTCTTTACTCCTTTTTCATAAGCTTCTTTTAGTTCATCAATTGGTTCAGTTGCCGTGACAACCCAATCTGCTACAACAGGAATCATCTCATCCTTACTTAGGGGCATCCATGGAGTAAGTTGCATTCTGAATGGATGTTTTTTATCTCCATCATGGCCAGTTTCTTGTCCAACTAGTTTTACACGACACGGGTACCTGAGAAAGTAACCGACAACAGTTGGTTTTTCTTCATCACCCACACACATTTCTTTTACGTCGGCGATAACATCTTCACCAGACTTCAGTAGTAATAGTTTAATACTCATTTTTATATAAAACCTCTTTAAAATTATAACATAAAAAAATAGGGGTGTCCACTGGTTTGTGCCAGTGGGCCCCTGGGCGACGATATTCTTTACTATTTAGAACCAATTCTTACGTTGATGATGTTCTGGAATAACTCTTCCTAGAATGACAGTCAACAACCCATTCTCAAACTCAACTGATCTAACTTCCGTCTCATCACTGAGAGTCCAAGATCTGGAGAAAGATCTTGCAGCCACTCCTCTGTGGACAAATGTTTTTTCTGTTTCTGTTTCTTCTCGTTGTCCTTCAACGATAAGTTTTCCTTGTTCTGTGTAGACATTAACTTCTTCTGATTTGAATCCTGCCAATGCCAATTCCAACTGCGATTCTGTATTACTTAGTTGAATTAGATTATATGGAGGATAGTTTGATGTTTCTTGAATACTAAAGAGTCGGTCAAAGTAGTCGTCCATTCCAATACTAGTGCGTGTGATCCTGTCCATGAATTTGTCCAGGTCGGCAGCATTATACCTTGTTAGGTTAGTCATTTAACTTCTCCTTTAAAAGCGAGATTAGGTTGTGTGGACCCCGAAGGCATCCATACTTATTTATAACACAACTCTCAAAAAAAGATTAGTAGGGTTTACCGTCTTATCCTTTTTTTATGTATATGAGTAAGATAAAAATTTGAATAATTGACAATAACTAAAAGGATTAATAATATAGTATTAAATGTCAATTAATCTTCTTCCTTATTATTATTACCCTTTTTACCAATATTATACTTCTGCTCCAAAGTCCACTCATTCTTATCCCTATAAGGGAGAACTTTGATTTGATTCAGTGGTGCAATGTCTTGAATCGATTCTTCAATGACAACATCAATCAAACCCCAGTCCACAAGAAGACGAGTAATACGATTGCGTCGTTGTACATCATTAACTGTGAGATTAGCATATTTACCATCAAGAGCAAACAATTCTTTAAAATGAACAATATAATATCTACCCTGTTTATGAAGGATATGACAGGATTGATATAATTTCTTTTCTTTACGGGATGCTACCCCAATTCTTGTTAAAGTCTCTCTGACCTTTAAAAAATCATCAGGTTCATTTAGCTTAACCTCTACCATTTGATCCTTTGACCAATTAACCTGAGGTTCAACAGTCTCTATCATTTTTTTCCACCGGTATCAAGTCGTTGTTTAATAAAATTAAGTTGCTCATGGGATAAAATTTTCAAAGCTTGAGATGCTTTCTCATTACTATAGCCATAGTATTGTTTTACACAATCTAAGTCTGTGACTTTATCTTTTCGGAGCCAGGGAGAAAATCTCTTCCTCTTTCTCAATATATTTAGATAGAAACTATATTGTATATCTTTATCTAGAAAACTGTACTTGTTCATTTCATTAACAAACATAATACAATCCATGTGTCCAGACAAACAACGATTGATGATATATGGTGGATATTCTTTAGCCAGTGAAGGATCATCCTGAATCAGATTCTCCTTTGTAAAGTTAATTGAATTCAGCCAATCCTTAAGTTCCATAATTTAAAGAATCAATTTCTTTTTATCTGGTGTTACCAGTTTACTTCCATAGATCTGATTATACTTTGCTTCAATAGATTCATCAAGTTCTGCAATATAAACAATATGAGTTCTATTCACTGTAATCTCAGGTTGATCCTTATCAATCACAGTTGCCCAAGGGGCAAACCCAACCTGTTGACCTGTGGGAAGAACTACCAGACCATTCTTAACAGTCACTGTAGTATCGGTCTCACTGACCAGTTCTGCCACCACTTCTTCACCAGTAGTAATACGAAATAGTTTTACGTTCATTTAATTTGTTCCAATATGTTATTTACTTTATTAGACATCTGATAGTATCCAGTTCCAATATAAAGTTGACCCAGAACTACAGATATAGTTGCTGTACCCCAGAAGATATAATACCATCTAGATTTTACTTGGGCCTTTAATTTCCTTTTATCTTTGGTCATCTGATTCTTTATTCCAAGGTCGATGGTGATTAAGATTCATCCATTTTGGTAGGTGTTCTTTAATCCATTTAAGTATTTTCATCGGAACTCGCATTCAACCATTATTTCCGTGAGGGCCGCGAGGAAGTTGATCTCTTGGTCTGCAACGAAGGCAATCTGATACTGATACTTAGCAATAACAAGCACAGCAGCAGGAATAGAATTGTTTTCAAGGGATACAAGAAGAGTGTCGTAAATACGACGGAAAAGTACCCCAGGATCATTATCCAAGTTAGAAACCACCCACTTGCGGACTTCAGAGAAGTTTTTCTCCTTAAGGTTTTTAATAAGATCATTTATAGAAACGTCAGAAAACGATGCAAGAATTGCAGAATCAATACTACCACCAGTAGAATACCTTTGACACTCATTCAGAACACGACGCCAATCAGGAAAGTGTTTATTAATAAGTTCTACTAGGACCTTACTATCATATTTAATACCTTCCGTATCCAAGATTTCTTGAAGACGTTTGAAGAATCCTGCGGCAATCTGTTGTTTCTCTTTTCCTTTGATTCCGAACTCGATACAGGCACACCTAGAATGTAGGGGTTCAATGATTTTGTTCTTGTAGTTACAGGTGAAGATGAATCGACAGTTGTTATAAAACGTCTCAATGTTCGCCCGTAGGAGGAGTTGAACATCGTTCCCTGTGTTATCAGCCTCATCAATGATGATGACTTTGTGTTTAGCAGTTGACGAAAGTGATACGGTCGAAGCAAAGTTCTTGGCTTGATTCCGTACAGTGTCTAGAAATCGACCCTCATCGGATCCATTGATGACATAATAATCTACTCCAAGTTCATGACAAAGTGCTTTAGCGACCGTAGTCTTACCTACACCAGGTGGACCAGAAAGAAGAAGGTTAGGAACCTCACCTTTTTTTACAAACTCCTTGAAAGTCTTCTTAGTACTTTCAGGAAGAATACAATCATCAATGGTCTGTGGACGATATTTTTCACAAAATAAGAAATCAGTTCTTTCAGTTTTCATAGAATTCACGAAGGTATTCATCAGTAAAGAATCGCATAAGATATTCTACACCCCATTGCAATGTTTGTGGTGGGATGTCATCAATATTTTCTTGTAAAGTCTTCATACCCTGAATAATCCTAGGAAGACCACAGACCTGTGCAGTTACCTCAGAGATTTTCATAAACTCAGAATAGTCTTTATCATTTCCATGTTTGACCCCACTAATATAGAGTTCTCTTGCTTCTCTCATAAGTTCTTCAGTTTCTGGAGTAAACGTAATAGTCTCATCTTTGAGAGGAATTGCCATTCGTTTAATACATCCCATACTAAATTTCATAGCCCTACGTGTATCTTCCACAGAAAGTTTGTATGGGGCATCATCACGGTATGCGTGTTGAATAACACCATTGGTACATTCCATTACACGAAGAACAGCAATCTTATCTAGTTCTTCACTAGAAAGATTACTATAAAGTTGTTTCCAATCTTTCATGATTCACATACGTCGTGGACCACCACAGAGTATTGCAGAGGGAATTTGGGCCTGTGCAATCTTCTTGGCATCATGTTGATAATTTGCTTCAACAATCATTTTATGATATTTTGTCCCCGTAGAGGGGAGTCTATAAGTCACTTCCCAACTGGTCACATTAATCTCCAAATGTAGAATCGGGTTCAAGAGCAATCCAATAACTTAAATTATAATTCTTATTATCGAACTTTGCAAGAAGTTTTTCAGATACGATTACATTATATGTTCCAGGAATAATCTTAATATTCTCAACCTTAAAGTTGAAAACAAACTCAGAAGTAGTCTCACCCACAATAATAGAAAAATCATTAGAGGTGTCATTCTTCTTATCACGAACAACGACTTTAACAACACCTTCCTCACCAACGACAGAAAGGTCAGGTAGTTGATAAACAGAAGCAGCCTTGAGAAGTTTATCCAACTGTTGAGTGTCAAGATCAAAAGTCACATCCTCAGAAGGAAGAGTAATCTCTTTTTCAGGAGGAGTTACGATTACATTTTGATCCGCAAAGAAATACTTGGAACGAGAACGACCTTCCTTAATCACAACGTAACCTTGATTTTCAAAGTCCAGATCAGGACTAGAATGGAGGTTTAGACCATTAAGGAACTGGTTCAAATCGTAGATACCAAAGTCCTGAGGAATATCCTCATCAATCTCAGCCTCTGCCAAAATATTCTTCATAACCGAAATAGTTCGGAGCTTGTTACCTTCTTTGAAAAGGATGGATTGATTGATTGAAGAAAAGTTCTTCAGGATGTTAACAGTCTTGTCAGAGAGTTTCATAGTCATTAAGGGAAATCACCTTTGTTTGTATTGTAGGAGTAGTTTCTTCTGTTTGTCAATAAGAATTTAGAATTCCTATTGAGGGTAAGTTTCACGTTTTGCATTTTTATCATTGAAGTGTAACAGAAGAACTGCATAATGCAAAATCTTCAAAATGTCACGTCTTGCCGTACCTTTCTTATCATATCGAGAGGCATACTTGAGAATGTTAGACCGACAAAATGATTCACCGTCTCCACAAGCTTCAATGAGGTCAAGTGTTTGTACACTATTACTACCAACAGCATAATGTTGGTCGTATGTGCCAGTAATATAATCTGACAACTCCTTCAAGATTTTATCTTCATTATACTTTTGGATATGCCTTTGAAAAGGTCTATCAGAGCTAATAGATAGATTAAGATCAGTCAATTCAATTTTATCGTCCATATTTAAAGATAATTTGTCATACATGATAAAGGGAGGGCATTATTACCTTCCCCCATTATATCAAAGAGTACCAGTAGTGTCAAGGAGATCTTCTCATTCTTCCGGTTCAATTTGAATATCTGCGTCAACTTTGTCGTATAACTCTATAAAACTCTGTTTGGTTTCATCATCGAAACGATTTAAACAAACCTTAATGGCCTTCATCTTATCATTAAAGATGGAGTATGCACGGATAATGTGAACCAAACGACGGGTAGAAATAATTTCATCCACACCACCATCAAAGAAGGTCTTACGGATGATATCAGCCCAATCACAGAGATACTTAGTAAACTGTTCATCATCAACACCAAGTTGAACAGAAACCCGATTCAAGATCTTTTGTTCAGTTGTAGAAGATGGATATTCCTGTTCAAAGGTTACTGGAAAACGTTCAAGGAAGGCTTCGTTGAGCACATTAGTACCAATAAATCTTCCGTCTTCAGATCCTTTGCCTTTGGTGTTTGCTGTTGCAAAGATATTAAAACCTGCCTGTGGGGAAATGTTCCTACCAATCTTTTTGAGGAAAACTCCTTTCCCTTCAAGAATTGATTGAAGACAAAGGATTTTGTTTGAGGCGAGGTCCAACTCATCAAGGAGCAGGATTGCTCCTCGTTCAATAGCCTCAATGACTGGGCCATTGTGCCAGACGGTGTTACCATCAATAAGGCGGAAACCGCCAATAAGATCATCTTCATCGGTTTCAATAGTAATGTTTACACGAATGAGTTCTCTTCCAAGTTGGGCACAGGCCTGTTCAATAGAGAACGTTTTACCGTTACCAGAAAGACCCGTGATAAACGTTGGATAGAATAAATTGGACTTAATAATCCTTTTAATATCAGAAAAATTACCAAACTTGATGAATGTATCATCTTTTTTTGGAATAAGGTTTTGTTCAACTGCAGGAAGTGCAGGTGGTGCACTATAACTATATTCCAATTTTTCTTGGACAGTCAAATTCCACTTACCACGACCAATTTTATATTCATCCAGTTTTTTAATAACAGTATTATATGTAGTTCCATTCATTGCACACCATGCACGGATATCACCAGTCGTTACAGTCTCACCATAAAGTTCTTGGAGAGAAGAAACAATATATTCAGTAGACAGTGTCATATCAGTGATGTGTTTGTTTGACTCTTATATTATAGAGTCTTCATCGGTTAAATGGAGACTCAAATAGACAGTTTGAAAAGTGGTCAGACAATAAGTTGTATAAACTCATTCAGAACTTTCTTATTTAGTTTTTTGGTCTTAAGTGACTTAATAAATGCAGATTTGATTTTGGCTTTAGATGAACCTTCATCAACATCAAACTCAGAATTTTGAGAAAGTACTGAAGAAGAAATCCCAAAATATGCATCATATCCGACCATCTTCATCGTAAAACTTTTGTTCTTTTTCCATTCTGCAAGAAGTTTACCAGTTTCGTAAGTGTGTCCATAGTATCTACGGATGAACTCAGTGGTATCACGGCCACATAACAAACGAATACCAATGAAATTTACAGAAGGTAATTCATCCCTCAAACATTCAATAAGAGAGGTAGTAAAATCCCACCATTTCTCAGAAATTGAATAAGTTGCCCCAGTCTTATGATTACGAAGATAATCACTATGAGGGCGAAGACGACGCCTAGACCAACGACCTGAATAATCTGGATCATTTTCTTGTTGGACATTTAGAAGTTCTTGATCTCTACTAATCCAACGATCTGCACCAAGGTGATTAGATTCACCATCAGTCAAAATGACACACTGAGTCTTTTCAACACCCCACTTACTTTGAAGTGAGGGAATGAGTTTACGAAGAGTAATAAGAGTTTCATTAAGTGGAGTTCCAGAAAGACCTAGACGAGGTGGTTCAATACCAGCAGAACCCCAACAAGATTGTCCATAAACAACCCGAAAAATATTCCTCATCTGTTTATCAAGAACTTTTTGAGAAGTATCAGATGTAAAGAATTCCATTAGAGAGAATTCATTACTAACATGAAGGGTTCCTACTTTTTTACCATAAGGCCCTTCATCTTTACAGAAACCATAATCATCATAATCAATATTATTATTAAACAGATTAGTGAAAGCATAAACAGAAAAAGGAATACTAACTTTCTTACAAAACCAAATTAAACTGTAAAGTTGTTTAATAGTGTCTTGCATAATTGTCCCCATAGAACCTGACCAATCCAAAATAAAAACCAAACCATGATTCTTACCGTCAGGGAATGTTGTTACTTTCTTGAATAAATCTTCATTATACTTGTAAGTATGAAGTTTAGTACAATCAAGGACACCGGTTCTTGATACAGAGGCACGAGCATAAGAATTTGCAGACTTCTTCATCTCAAACTCTTTTACCAGATAGTTGACTTCTTTCTGAACAGTCTTTTTGAATTTGTTATATTCATCATCTGGAATATCAAATAATCGAGTTTGAGGACTCCTTACATAGGGAACCCAAAAATCTTCAATATAATCATGAACTTCTTTGTTGGTGTTGATGACCTTACTAAGATCAATGTCAGGAATTTCAAGATAGGTACTGGGATACGCATTAAAATCTACCAGATCCTGTATTTTACTTGTAGATGCTGTATCAGTCTTAACTTCAATATCATCATTTTGTACAGAAGATTCTTCTTCCTCTATATCTTCTTCTTTATCATCATAATCTTCCTCCAATATCTCTTGTGGTTGATTGTTAATAGGATAGGAGTTTTCATCAGAATGTGAAGAAGATCGTGTATCCTCACTATCACTCTGTAAAAGTTTAGTATTTATTTGTTCTTGTTCGTTCTCTTCTTTACAAAATTTGTAAAGAATAAGAGCAGCAGATTGTGTATCTTCAAATGTGTTGACGGCACCAACAATATCTAGAATCTCCTTCTCTTTTTCTGTAAAGGAAATATTAAGGAAACTACCGATCTTAAAGTAAATATTGATCCTGTCAGCCAGGTTCATCTTATTGATATCATGATCCCCAATTTCAAAATAATCTTTCTCATAAAACTCCTTGTATCCACGATAGAAAGTTTTAGAAAGACCAGAGAACTTACGTTTGATCAGTTTCTCAACACGAACATCTTCTACCACATTCAAGAACTGGTGGGGAACTTCAGGATCCCAGTCCTCATTAGGTGTGTAAAGGGCGTGAGAAACTTCGTGAGCAACCAAGAGGTCATATACCACATTAGAAGACTTCTGCCACAAAGGAAGGGTCAGAACACGGGTATCAACGTTGAATGATGCGGTATCTACTCTTTTATTTTCAACAATAAGATTTTCAGTGGCCAGGAGACGAGCCACATTACCTTTGACTTCTAGGTTAACGGTCATGGTGTTTCGTTTGATATGTAACTACAATACGACGAAACCGCCCTTTTTGGGGGCGGTTGGGTAACACTTCTTGAATTGGCGGAGGGATTCTCTTCGGGCCCTCATTGCTTGAGGTTTAAGTTTTCTTTTCTTCTCCTTCTTGGAGTGATGTTGCCAATTTGGTGTAGTCATCTAGATACCTATCAGATGCAGTGTCGGTAATTAAAGTCATCCCAGACTGTCTGAATCTTTTAGACAAGTCTACGGGTGTTTTGTGTTGCTTTTTCATGATACTATAGTAGAGAATCCTTTAATCTTTTCATATCTTATGACACTTTCAAATCTGTCGTCTAAACCTCCTTTGTGAGAGATTACAAATATGTTAGCATCTTTGATTACAAACCGGATAATTTTTAGGAACTCATCGGTTCCCATACCATCCAGTGAAGAATCAAATACCTCATCCATAATAAGGAGATTTGTGTTAACTGAATTCTTGAACCGGGCTACTTCCCTCCAGGTAAACAACAATGCCAGATCGATTCTCATCTTTTCTCCTTCAGAGAATGAAGAGTACGAGAAGTCCTCATGAATAGGTGATTGAATTGTCTCGTCAAACTCCTCATTCAACTTAAAGTTGATGTAGAAATCCATCATCTGTAGATACTTATTAACTTGTTGATTAATCAGAGGTAGATACTTTTTGATGATTTTTGATTTTACTCCCCCATCTTTTAAAAGACTATAGGTGAAGTCAAGGTAAAAGACATCTTTTCTTTTTTCAACAAGTTTGTCGTATGTGTTCTTTAATTTTTCTTTAAGTTCAGCTAACAGATTGTGTTCAGTATTTCGGTTTGCAAGCTGATCGGTAATTCTTTGAATTTCCGATTCCAGATCTCTGATTTGTCGTTGACATCCAGTGATTTGAGTATTGTTTTTAGAAATACCATATGTAAGTGTTGAAATCTCCTTATTGAGGGAAATGAGAAGACGTTCCTTTTCTTCTTCCTCTTTAATTGCTTCTTCTAGTTCTTTATAACCAGATTGCAACTCCTTTGCTTTAGATTGAGCGTCTTCAATTTTATTTATTCTGAACTCCTCCTCAATATGTTGTGTACAGGTAGGACAGACCTTATTCTCTGTAAAAAATTTATGTTCCGTAGTAATTGTTGACACTTTTTGAGAAATCTTACCTTTTAAGTTCCCAAGCTTACGAAGTTTATCTGTAGCACCTATAACATCACTCACCTGCTCTTGAAGAGTTTCCATCTTATAGTTTAAACTCTCATTATTCAAAGCATACTCATTTTCTTCATCCAAAAGATTATCAATCTTTTTCATATTTGAATCTATATTTGCATTACCACGACTTTCAAGTTCTTCAATAAAACTCTCTTGCATAGAAATCTTTTCTTTGACAGATGTCTTTGTCAATTCAAATGTTCTAATCTCTTCCTTACAAGACCGAATCCTATCTTTAATCAAACTATTCATAGAGGAGAAGATCTTAATATCCAATAATTCTTCTACAACCTCTCTACGACTAGAGGAGGGGAGTTGCATGAAAGGAACAAAGGAACTACTACCTAGGATCACAATCTGTGTGAATGATTTGTAGTTCATCTTCAGAACATTTTGTTCCAACCATTTCTGTTGATCGATGGCAGAGTGTGATTGATCTAGAAGGATGTCATCTCTATGAATCTCAAAAATATTTGGTTTGATACCTCTTACAACTTTCCAGTCAGTTCCATTAACATTGAATTCAATCTCTACAAGAGCTCCTCTCTCATTGGTGGTGTTAATGAGTTGATCTTTCCTAATCTTCCTAAATGCTTTACCATACAAAGAAAAACACAAAGCATCAAGAATGGTGGACTTACCTGCACCATTAGTTCCAATGATAAGTGTTGTCTGATCTTTATCTAGATTTACTTCTGTATATTGATTACCTGTACTTAACAGATTTCGCCATCTAATCTTTTGAAAGAGTATCATAAGTTGTTTTGGGAATCACAATATCATTGGGAGTTATCACGGTGTACCTGTGATCATGAAGTTCACAGGTTTTAATCATCAATTCATCATCAATTTCAATAGTCTTCATGGAGGGAAATCCACAATCCTCTTCTAATTGTAATGCAAACCGAATTGCATCATCCTCTTCTACAAACATATAAAGAATTTCATCACCATCTTCATCAGATACTGAATATGCCCCATCCTTTTCTTTTCCTTTGATTGTAATGATATACATCAAGTCATCTCACAAGCTTCTTGATAAATTTCTCTGACCAGATTTTGAACAGTTGATTTATCTAATTCTGTCTCTGATTCCTCAATATATCTATCAAGAATAGAAAAAGTATCTTCTGACTCTTCCACTTCAAAGTCTTCCGACTCTTGTATCTGAAAGTTTTCTACAATCTTAAGTTCATGTACGTTTGAAGAGTATAGTTTATCAATGAGTTTTTCAAACTCATCAATTCTTGATTTGTTACGAACAACTACCTTGACAATCTTATTTTCATAAGGTCTTGTGTCAATAAGTGATGCAGGTTGATCATCGTAATAGAGAACATTAAACAAATTGTAAGGATTATCTACATGAAAATGTTCTTGAGTACATGTATCAAAGACGGTAAATCCCCTTGGATCACCAACATCTGTCCAAAACATTTCATATGGATTGCCCAAGTAAAAAATACTACCATTATCCGATCTAGTATGATAGTGGCCACTGAAGACCTTAGAGAACTTTGAATATAGTTTACTGTCATCACCACAATCCATGACGATTGCTTTATTGACTTTAAATCCGTTTAACTCAAGGTGTCCCATCGCGACCGGACAAGTTGAACTTTTAATAAATCGATGAGTACTTTCTTCATTTTCTTTGTTAATCCACGGAATGAACAATATAGGAAGACCATCTAGTTCAACTTCAGTAGCGGAATCATAAACATGAACATTGTCATATTCACGAAGTAGAAGGTCTACTGCGTTGACCTTATTAGTATTCTTGTAGTAGGCAGTATGATTTCCTACAATGGTATGGACAGTAACACCCATATCCTTCAGACGATCATAATAATTGTCTTTTGCCCATGCCAATGCGGAGAAGTCAATACCCTTTCTACTATCAAAAGTATCACCCATATCAATCACAGTGGTAATACCTTCTTTCTCCAAATATGGAAAAAATACATTAGTATAAAACTCCAAAAAATAATCATGAAAGATCTTAGAGTTTTTACGACACCCGAAATGCTGATCAGTAATAATTGCTACACGCATCAATATCTTAACTTAGAGTGAACGCTATCTTTAATGCTGTTATAGTCTGAGTAATTATCACTATCAAGATCATTTGTATCAAAGACTTCATCGAAATTGGTCTTCTCTAGAATCTTATTCTTGATTTCCAACTGTTTCTTTTCATGTTGAATCCTTCTTAGGAATGCATAGTAAATAATTTGAGTGAAGTATGCAAAAGGATTCTTAGACTTCTCAGGACTGAAATTATGAACATACCTTACACAGTTCTCGATACCATCACAGATCATATCATCCTTGAACATGTAGTTCACGAAGTTTGGTTTGTATGATAGATGATTTGCAATCTTTAGAAAACACTCACCGATGTACCTAGGAATGGGTGGTTTGGGTTTGTCATTCAACTTACAACGTTCTACGTCTGCAAAGTAGTTTTCAAGAGCTTCAAGGAACTCCTTATTATTAACATAGTGTTCGGAGTTTCTTCCTCTTCGCATAGTAGTCATCGGTCGGATTGGCATTATAATATAAGTAATTCTTTCAATATTATATCAGAAATTTATATAGTTGACAAGTATTCAAAAACCAAGTAGGATTAGGCTTGTCCGGGTTGATAAGGAAAATATAGGTTATATAAATTAATTATCATTATAAAGTTTCTCTAGTGTCTTTTTAGCTTCTTTAACACTAGATATATATCCCATTTCTCTAGAGAGTTTAGAATTATTCTCTTTATTATTTTTTCTAAGGTAATCATGATAATAAGCAATCATATCTATATTACTATTTTCAGTCATCGTAAGAACATCATCTATATTGATCATGATTAGATCATCATCTGATGTCTTTAACCAAGGTTCCACCTTATAACCAGTTACAGTTCCTCTAATTACAATTTCTTCTACAGTGATTGGATTAGAAAGTAAAAGAAAAATTCGATCCCCATCTTCATTTGCTGCTACTTTACAAAAGATTTCATCCCCACATTTTAATTTTATTGTTGCGTAGAAATCATCCTCTATCATTTGACTATCTCCTTTTCTAGTCTTTTATGTTTACTGTTGTAATGTCATAATTGAATTGCTCAGAAACATAAGTTTTTATACGTTCAATAAAGTGATTCAAAGTATAATTTTTTCTTGACCCAATAGTTAAATCATCCGCAATATCATATAGTTTTGCTTTAGTTTTATCTTTACCTTTTCTTAGGACTCTACCAATACTCTGCAGATTACGAATCCTGGACTTTGATGGAGAGGCAAATATTACATTATGAAGGTTTTTAATATTAATACCGGTACTAAATGTTCCATAAGATGCAACAATAATAGAATTCTTTTCTCTGTCAGTAATTTCTCTTACTTGTTCTCTATTTTCGGTATCAACACCACCATGAATAAAGTTAACTTTTCTATCACCTTTTACTTTACTATTTATTAGGTCATAAAGTATTGCACCATGTTTCTCTACTCTTGCAAACAAAACAAGAGTATTACCTTTCGTATTTACAGTAAGATTTGAGATAAAATTATTTCTTTTTTCATGACTAATTAAATATTGAATTTCATCTTCATAAGTATTAAACTTTTTTGGTTTATACTTAAGAACTAAACACTGAATATCAAGAGATGCAAGATAACCTTCATCTTGTAATTTTTTAGTTTGTGTAACTTTATATGATGGTCCAAACAATCCTTCTAACACCCACTTATGGGTCTGTGAGCCGTCTAATGTTCCAGTAAATCCATATCTATACTTAGCATGATGTAACTTGTCCATGATACTAACCAAGGACTTACTTTTGAATAAATGTGCTTCATCACCAATCACCACATCATATTCTTCAAAGAACTTCTTATCCAACTGATAAACACTTTGCCAGGTAGTAATAGTGACTTCATTGGTATTGACTCTTTCTCTACCCGCATAGATTCTATGACAATGGTTCTCTACATCCCATCCATAAGAAGAGAAGTCTTTATACATCTGTTCAACCAGAGATGTGGTAGGTACAACCAGAAGTATTCTATTTCCCTTCGCAACATGATATCTGACAACAGAGTAAATCATAAATGACTTACCTGAACCAGTTGGACTGATGAGGAGTTTTCTGTTATATCTTAGTGCATCATAGACACCATCAATCTGATAGTCTCTTGGTGTAATTTCTGGTGATAAAGATTTCATAAAATCCTTTACGCCTTCTTTACTAACAAACTCATTTATTTCAAAGGGCAATCCATAAAATTTATTCTCTACAAAATTATAAGTGTATCCAGCATTTTCACAGAATGCTATAACCTTATCTAACAACCCACAATATATTCTTTTGGTTTTAAGATTAAATAAATGTACATATCCATCCCAGTACTTATTTCTGTACTGGGGCATGAATTTTGCACCTTCAATAGCGAAAGTAAATCTATCTTTCAGTTCATGTTCTACATGAGGTTCTGTTGTTATCTTTAAATATACTTCATTTACCTTCTCTATAGTCAAATGAGACATAACATAAGGTTCAATTATGTCTATTTATTTACTTAAACCAAGAAGTATTATATGAGGAATCATGATATCCATATTCTCCTCTAGGGACAATATTAAAAGCAAGTGAGTATCTTGTTGTATCATCATCATGATATTCTATCCAATGATTAAGATAACTAGGAAAAAATATTAATAGATTATGCCTGGGTGTCATCGACCAATTACTACAATTTTTTATTGTATCATTTTTAGGAACAACCTCAAAATCTGAAAATTGTCCTATAGGAGTTTGAAATACTATTTTCCCACAATTATCATTATAAGTACCAAAATAATAAATCCCACTATAGAAACTATTTTTATGATAATGTTTCCCACAACTCTGACCTTTATTGGTAGAAGTCATCCATGAAGTTGATATTTGAAAATCACTATCATAATCAAAGTTTTCAGCAACTTCTTTAAAAGAATTCAATAAGACTTTTTTAGTTTTAGGAAATTTTTCTAATATTCTTAAATCTTCACTAATTAAACTATTTCCTTTCCTAGATTTGAATGATATTTTTTTATTTGTTAATTCTTTTGGATTGTAATTTAAATCCAATAAAGTAACATAAGATGCAAAAAGTGGTAAAGTTTGAATTTTCACTATCCTAAACCACTATTGAATCGCATAAATTCTATAGAATTTTTTATTTGATACGTTCGATTAGTGATTTGTTTCAAAATACTTTCTAGGTACACTAACATTGTGTCATAATAATCCAACTTTAAAGATGCATTAGACAATTTATCATCAGCATCTAAGTACTTTTGCATCGTATCCTTATCCCTGATCTTCTTATGGAAAGGATTTTCAATATACACATCAGGATCCGCCTTACCAGAGAAGTATTCATACCTCTCATGTCGGATGTTCTTTCTAAATTGTTCTGCTTTCTTTCTTAGGAGAAAGATATTATTATAAATTTCATGATATTTTGCATGAAGAATGGGAATATTAAGAGATTCTGTATGGAGATTATCAATATCCATTTTAGAATCTGATTCCCACATCTTTTGAATGGTGTCCAGATCAATCATAAATTAACATTGACTACAGTCAATTTCACGGATTTCGTATATACTATACTTGAAAGCCACCTCTGCTGTAAAGAATTCTTGACTTTGTAATGTTGCGTCAAACGTTAAAGTTGTCAATGAAATTGGGAACAAGTCCTTAAATAGAACCTTAAACTTGGGATTGTTCAATTGGTCAAGTATCGTTAGTGTACCATCTGAATATAAATTTAATTGACTTCTTTCTGGTTGACCATTATTGTAAGGAGATTTTTCACTTTGTAAGTCATAAATTTCTTGAAGACTTTCTGGGAAACCCAATCCTCTCAACCAGTTTTGCATCTCCATATAATTCTCAAGATTTGCATCCACCAAGAACCTTAACCTCAAGTCTTCAAACTCAAGAACATCACCAGGATATGGAACTTCTTTGAGATAAGTGTTCTGAACAACATGTGGTAAGTTCAATCCAGGAAGTGTAACTAGATTACCATAATAAGTAACCTTAAGTGCTCTTTGAACCTGAAAAGTAAACCCACTTGGTGTTAGAAAATTTCTGTTAGTTGGTTGACCCTTTTGTTGAGCTACTCTAACTTGTTGTGTTTCGTTCATCACTCAGTTACTACAGTGGAATTAGTCAATTTGGTAGGATTGTAATTAAACCCGTTTTTCTCTACTTTTTTGTTCTTGACTGAAGTTGCAGTTGCCTTATTGGTCCAAGTCTTTCTCTTATCAAAATCATAAGTCCAATGAGTATCATTTACAAAATACACATCATTCCCATTTAAAGAACCAGTTGTCTTAATATGATATGTTGCCATTTGATTG